CATAAGTAAGAAGTATTCAAATAATTTTTCTGCTGATAAAACAGATTTTTTGGAAACTCCAGTCATATCAACACCATCGGAATAACAATGCAATACTTCAAGTAATAAGCTAAATCGAACAACATATGTTTTAAGCTTTGGCAATACCGATTTAATGTATTCATTCTCTTCATCTGAATTTTGCAAGTCAGTAATTCGATTAAATATACGCTGCCACTCAACATCAGCTTCGGGTTGAAAGTATGTAAGCATTGGTATAATTGCACCGTAATCGTTATATTTAGTAACATTAGTACGGATAGCATCAAAAAAATATGATACAAATTCGCTATATTCGTTTAATAGCTTTTCAGATATGTTTTTAGTATTATACTTTTCAACCTTGATTTCAGGATAACAAAGCAAAATACGGTCAATAAATCCATTATCTTTGTTTTCCTCAGTATAAACACCTGATAGTATTGTTGGTTGAACACCACCAATAATTGGAATAAATGCTTTTTCAACATAGCTAGAACCACTTGTTTTTCGGTCAGATGATAATATACCATTTGACCAGCAGGATAGATATTTTTGTAAATCAGAACCTTCTCTGTATTTATTCATATCTTTTATCCATCCTACAAGCTCATCCCTCAATATGCCTATTCCATTAGGATTTGCATCATGTAGTTCTGTCAACGCCTCAATGGTAATATCATCTGCAATAAACTTTGTTTTTTTTGGTCTTTTAATTTCTTCCGCAAGATCTTTATCTTTTTTAGACAATTGCATATATGCCTCGTACTTTTCCATTTGCTTAGCATACTTACGAACTTCGATACCTGAAAGTATTTCCAGTGGGTCAGTAACGGCTTTAATGGTATGTGTTTTACCAACACCAGCCTTCCCAACTAATACTATCCATACTATACCGCTTTCAACCCAGCCTTTTTTTACTTCAAGTTCTATTGCATTACCAACGCAAAGCGAGCAGACCCACAAAAAACCTCCACCTAAGAAGTCTATATTTGCATTAAGAGTGTCTGAAACTTCGAGCAAATACCTTTGAATGAATGTTGGGAAAATATCAATAGGAAAATCAACAGTGCTTATTTTCTCAGCAGGTATTGGTAAGTGATTCTCAGTTTGTTTTTTCGGTTTAAATCTACTCCCAAAACCCTGCTTATACAAATCACTTGCTGCACGGCCATAATCTCCAGCGTGTTTCTGAATTGCATAAATAGAAAATGGTGTTAATAATTTTTCGTGTGGGTATTGAGTACCAGTTGAAAAAAGATACATACATTTTGAATTATCAAAAACATATCCTGAGTGTGGGCTCTTTGCTCCATTACGTTTAATTACAGTTTTATTTGAAAGTTTTTTTACGACTGCAAATTCACTACTAATTAAATCAAATATGCTTGTTTTGTTGTTGTAATCATCCCAAACTTTAATTTCAGCTTCAAAATGTTCTTTTTCAACTTTCGCAGGTACATCGTATTTTGGAGTATCAATAAAATTGTACATTTTTGAAATTGTCCATATACAGTCTCTATCTTCGTCTGATATATACTTTATATCAAAATATCCCTTCCCCTGTATAAACTGGTCATAAATCCAAACATAACCACCCTTTCCCCTGCTTTCAAGAATTGCTTCTTTGTGTCCTTTTAATTTAGCAATTTTTATATTACCAACACAAATTGTAGATCTGTATAAAATATGATACCCTGAATTACGAGTTTTTACTATTACAAACTTTTCAGTAAAATCAGCTATATTCTCAGAAAGCATTGATATATACTCATTCCAAAATTCCTCGCGTTCTTTTACTGTCGGTAAAACTTTTAAATCAACATCAATAACTTCAAGGTCTGAATATCCAGTGACTATTCCGACACCTTTGCTTTTTGGCATTTGATAGAAATTTTCAAACGTGTCCTTTTGCATTGGTGTAGTCTGGTATTCTTTCCATTTAATGTTAGGTATTTTATCATCACTTACAGTTATAAGCGAAAAACCATCATCAAACATTTTTAAACAACGTGATAAATCCGTTTTTATTAAATCCATATTTTTACAATTTGTTAAATTTTTTACAAATAAAAAAATCAATACAATTTTATATAATCAACACCATCAATACGCTCAATTGCAAGCATACCATCTTTAATGCGTTGGTCAATTGTTGGTCGACTTACATTGTATTGTTTAGAGTAGTTCGATTTACTCATTAAGTCTTTTCTAATAGTTATTCTTTTCATTTACAATGTGTTAAATTTTATCGCAAAGTTAAGCGGTATATCTCAACCGCTTTCACTCTGCAAATATACAACAATTTATTTAATCTGCAATCTTTTTTTCTCATTTTTTTTATAAGCTCTATTCAAACTCTCTTCGTGGCAAGTACCTAACTTTTGCCTAAGCTGATTCAATACGTAATCAACATCAGCAAGCTCGTCAAGAACTTTATCTTTGTCCATTTGTGTTGTGAATAGCTCATTGTCAAGCTCCTTCGTTTCCTCTCTGAACTTTAAAATTAGCTTAGTAAACGAGTTGTTGAATATTTCTAATGCTTGCCTGTATGCTCGTGATTCTGTAATTGTTCTTAATGGTTTCATTTCCTTTTAAATTTAGCCAGTTCAGGCTGTCGGGTTAGTAATTTATCAATAATTTGTTTATCGTTCAATTTTGGGCTTACAAATACGATTATATCGTATGTATGCTGCATCGGTACATCGAAGTAATAGTGTGCATATACTGCTTTTGTTGTTATCGGCAGTTCTTTAGCTTCTGGTATTACCTGTCTGCTTTTCTTTATTCGCTTGTCGGCATATTCTTTTTTACGTGATGCTATCATTGCTTCTTTAAATAAATATTTAAAACATCTTCGGGCGTTCTATCATAGTCAATAATAGAACTTCCACTTTCTTTTTCGTAATCAAAAATTGATTGAATAACTTCAATTGCATATTTTTCTTTTGCATATATAAGCGTGTCATCAACTATCTGACTAAACCACTTTTCGTTATGAATAGCGTTGTTTATGAAAAGCTCTTTTTTGAATTGCTCTGTTGTTTTCATACTTTAAAAATTTGCACCGCTATATTTCAAGCGGTGCTGGTGAATTATTTAAAATGGAAGATCCGTTTCAGTTGGTGGTGCAGTTTGTGCTTGTTGTGTAGCAATTTGTTGCTGAGTATCATTTCCAAACTTCGATGGCTCAAAACTTCCCAAAATCGGAATGTTTTTTTGTTGTTCCTCTGTTAATGCTTTGTAGCTTTCTTTTTCAAGCTGCTGTTTTACAAAATGAGTATCGCCAAATTGTCCGACTGTTTTACGTTCTTGCACTTGCATTGAGCAGTATAGTTCACCGTTTTTCCCTTTGTAAAACTCTGAAATTGGAATACAAACGCATTCTACCTTTTCAGTTTTACCTTGTATCGGATAGACAAACGCCCGATTTAATTTTTTAATGTCAATTTTTAAACTGTAATTCATTGTTTTAAAATTTTAGAGAGTTAATATAATTGCGTGAATCAATCACACGTTGTTTTAATTGTTCTATAATTTCGGGATTGTATTCAAAGTCATAGCATTTTATTCGATACTTTTTATCTACATTCGAATAATCAATCTCAGTAGAATTATATGTTGCGGGAGTGTTCAATAGTACATAAACTAATTTTGCCTTTCTTAGTCCAGTGAGGTGCATATATACTTGAAGTTGATAATAATATCCTTTAGTTGGGATTTCGTTTTCAAATAGCGGAAAAGTTTCGAAAGACCACGAATTTTTAATATCCACAACAGTATCACTCAACAGTAAATCAGGTTCGCCAGTGAAATATTCATCTTCAAACCGTTTTGAGTTTTTAATAGCAAACGGCAAGTCTAGCCATTCAATTGCCTTGTCAATTGCCATATCTTCATACTCTAAACCTTTATCAATGTACTTTGAATTAATCTGAATACTGTGTCCATAAATTGCTTCTTTAACCCAATTTTGAAGATAATTTTTTGTTGTTTCTGATAGTGTTTCTGACTTTAATTTCGGGTTCGTCATTAGCGCACCACTTGACGAAGCTCGGATTTTAAATACTGATAGTTCCATTTTGTAAATCTGTTAAATGTTTTCTTGATTCTTCGGTCAATGTATATTTATCTGAAATATCAGATACCTTGTAATTTCCGCTTTTTACAGCTTCGCAAACCTTTAGCCAGTTCGGATGCATCTCGTCCATATCCTGTAAAGTTAAATCTTGATGATACTCAATAAATTCTTTGCGATTTAAATCCGAACCGAACAATGCACCGAAATTTTTACAAGCGTTTTTAATAGCTTCTGTTTTGGCGATTGGCAGCGCCATTGATAATGCCCCACGATTAATGTTTGACATATCGAGCTGTAAGTGTCCTGTATCTTTTTTTGTTTGTATTTCAGCGGCAGCAACGCCATCATGGAACAACCACTCGCCAGATGCAATATCTTTGTAGTGAACACGTACCGTTACTTCAACTGAATTTAAAAGTAACCCTGTTTTTAAAACCTCTATTTTGTAATTAGTTTTAAAGATACTTTTCAAAAGGTATTCAACCCGTTCAATCGACAAATACAAATGATTTTTGATTGTAGGGTGTTTCTGTATCCATTCTTGTTTAGGTGGCTGATTCATTAAAACCATTAGCGCATCCTGCTTAACAACACAAACATCGTTGTATAAGTCTTTGATTTTCGGAAGATTTTCGTTTGCCATATTCTTTTTTTTATTTCCACAAAGGTACGATTTTTTGTCCGGACCCATGTAGGTGTTTTTATGTTATAAAACAGTTTTATTTAATAATAATGCTACGCATAGCTCTATCTTAGCACCTTTACTCTCTTTCCAGTTATCGAGTAAGAATATATCTGAACAATGAAAGATTAAGTAGTAAAGATCGGCTATCATAAAGAACCAATACTTTTTAATTCCAAATAGAGGCTTGATCTTGAATGGGTTAATCACTCTGCGGTTCGGATAGGCAACGCACAACATCCGTTCAGCATCTTCGAATAACTCTCTAGCGTG